CCGCCAGAACTGACGCAACCTGTTCTTTTGTCATCAATCCGATTGCATTTCCGGCGGCATTCACGGCCACAAAACTGGAGATGTCTTCCAAAGCTGGAAGAGCCAGTGTAGACTTCTTCAGTAGCTCCGTTTTCGACACTTTATGCGGAACGCCGTTTGTATCGTACACCTGTACCGTTTCACCATCTTCTTCCGTTGTCTGATTCTTCATACTTTCTGTATGTTTCAATAGATTGTCAGTTTCTTCACCTGTAAAGCTTAATACAAAATCTTCTTCTGCTGCCATAATTGTTTTTAATTTATAGTTATTAATGATGTTTCCAACGCTGTATAGATTATAATTGCCTTGTCTATAACTAATAAAATCCCATTCTTTTTACTTCAAAGAAGAAAGCACCTCCCTGACCGGTACCATATGCCATGTAATTCAGGGAGAATTCCGTATCACTTTCGATGCTTACGTAATATGTCCCGGATGAAAGTCCGACTCTCATCATCGGAGTGACCATTACCATATATTCATCTTTAACTGTGCCCCACTGGGTTGGCATGGTTACTCTATATTCTTTGCTGGATACTTTGGTAAATGACAATGTACTGCCATCGAATGTGTAATACTTTTTTGAATCATCTCTTAAATCAACATAACCTCTGGCCAATACCTTATCAGGACGCCCCATTGCGTAGTTGACATCCAAGTCCTCCCGGCATGTGACAATCCAACCGTAGAATATATCACCAAGACCATAGCCAATCAGCTGAACTATCTCCTTGTTCAATATCAACTCATTGTAACTTCTTCCATATTCGTAGAACTTTGCATTACTTGATGAGATTGACGCCTCTCCTGTACCAATGCAGCATACGGTAATCTTTCTTCCTATCTGTTCTTTTCCTGTTGGTATTGAATATACCTTTGTCCAGGAACCTCCACCTTCAATAATGATGTTATCATTGTAGTTCGTGTTAAATGAATCGGATACCTTGGAAAATGGACTTCTAAGGGAGCCGCGCATAAGCACGTCCTCAAAATATCCATTAATAGCTGTAACATCAACAAATGTTGCTCTTCCATCCGTATCTATCGTTGAATAGATTTTTTTCCCATCACCAATTTCAAGTTTCTTGGCTTTGATGGCACCGGCAATCAATTTCGATGTGATGATGACAGCCGCATTTATCAAGTCCGTATTGATAACCCCGCCTTTTATTATAGTCCTACCTGCCAGCGCTTCACCAACCAGGCTTTCCCATCCATCATATCCGATATACTGGGCCATACGGTCATTCACCTGTTCGGCGAAGTCCAAAGCATCGTCAAAGTTTGACATACCGTTACCGCCCAGTACTTCAATCATTCCTTCAACACGCAATCCCTTTGATGGTGAATAAAGGAAACAGCCATTCTTTCCTTCATGGCCGATTTGGAATCGGCATTCTTTCGTAACTTGGTCATACCTTGCCGTAAGTATGTCTCTCTCGCTTAATGAATAAGAATTTATCCCCTGATAGAAGGTAAGAGAAGGCGCACCGTCTCCGTATGCAGACAACACGATTGCAGCCTGATAGTCCGGGTCGGCTATGTCTCCAAGTTGTACCATCACGTCACCCACTTTGGGTATATCGCTTCCTTCGTCACAATGATTCACGGATACATCTATCCAGTTATCACCAACATTTTCCACCAGACGCCACCAATAGTGATTGGATACGCCGTCATACGCGCCTTCCTTAATATTAAAGGACTGTGAGCGTACTAAATTCCCTGGCTTAAAACGATTTTCTATGGCTTTCTCACCATCATCTGCAAGGAAGTAACAGCGATAAACAGAACCATAAGTTCCAGGAGATGAGTAACCTCTTTTCCCGTCTGAGAACTTGACTCCTTTACCATCCTTGAAACGAATTCCCTTTTTTTCTATAAACTCGACCTTAGTAATCGTTGCTCTGGCCCCGCTGGCGTTGAACATGAAGGAAGCTCCGGCCAGCTCGGTCTCCATTATTGAAAGTAACTGGAAGATAGCTTTCTTGCGCACGTACAGTTTGTCAATCCATCCGACAGACTCGCCGCCCTTTTCTGAAGAGAATGACATACCAGCACCCATCATACCAGTCACGAAGTCAATTGATTCCAGGAAAGGAGATATGATACCGCCAAGAAGCTTAATGAGATAGTTTGTCTGGTCTTCCTTGTCCTTTCTCAATAATGTTGCAAGTGACCGTTTTGCCGAAAATACGTTACTGTCCGATGGGGCAGTAGAATCATTGGTCTTAATCACATATATGCTACTTCCTCCGCCTCCAACATAAGTATGCCCTTTATACGTAATCGACTCCAGTTTCTCTTCCACATCATTAAGGCGAGAGTAGGGCATACTTT